ACAAAAATAATAAGTCACCAGTAGAAGCTTGGAATGATGATAAATTAATGAAAAATATAATTAAGTATAGAATAGGAATAAACAATTCTAATGAAATTTTTGACTTTACATATCACCAATTAATTAGAGGATTATCAGCAATGAGATTTACTATTTCTTTCTTTAAGCCCATTGTTGCAGCAGCAATATATAAAAATTTTTTAGGTGATAAAATCAACCCAACAGTTATAGATCCTTGCGCTGGATTCGGGGGTAGAATGTTGGGATTTAAATCTATTTATCCTAATGGCAAATATATAGGAATCGAATCAAATAAAGAAACATATGATGAATTGATACAGTTAAGTAAAAGTTTTAATAATATAGTGGTAAAAGATTCTCATTAAATAAGAATATATAAAATAAAAATGGAATATCAAAAAATTTACAATAATATCATAGAGAAGGCCAGGAACGAAAATAGAATTAAATTGCAAAAAACAAACATCAATTATGTTTATTATGAAAGACACCATATATTCCCACGATGTTTAGGTGGGGGTGATGAAAAAGAAAATTTAGTTTTATTAACAGCAAAAGAACATTTTATATGTCACAAATTATTAATTAAGATTTATCCGGATAACAGAGATCTATCAACTGCCTATCATTTTATGGTATACGGAAATAACGATTATAAAAATACTTCTAGAGATTATAAATATGCTAGAGAATTAATAAGCGGTTTAGGTTTGTCTGAAGAAACAAAAAGAAAAATTTCAGAATTTAATAAAGGGAAAACACATACGTTAGAATCTAGAATTAAAATGAGCGAGGCCCTTAAAGGAAAACCCGCTCCAAACAAGGGCGGAAAAATGCCGGCATTCCAAAAGAAAAAAATAAGTGATGCTCACAAAGGTAAAAAACTTTCTGATGAAACAAAAAAGAAAATGAGTGAAGCGAGAAGAGGTAAAAAACTTTCTGATGAAACAAAAAAGAAAATGAGTGAAGCGAGAAGAGGTAAATTGAATCCTATGGCAGGAAAAACTGGAGAAAATAATCCTAATTATGGCTCTAAAAGATCTGAAGAAACTAAGAGTAAAATAAGTAAGGGTAATATTGGGAAAAAACGTACTCCTGAACACATAAGAAAATATAAAATGGCGAAAAAGAATATATCACCTGAAACAAAGAAAAAAATAAGTGAATCTCTTAAAAAAAGAAATTCACTTAAATCTTAAAATATATCTCTTAAATTAAACCCTGCAGCCACTCTACACCTCCATTTTTAAAAAATAGTGCAATTGCTGTTATAACTACTGCCCATTTTAAAAGAAATTTGACAACCCAATAAAATGATAATTTATTAAAAGCGAATCTGTATGCAACTAAATAAGTTAGAGTAGGTACTCCTTCTTCATCATAAAATTGGTTAAACTCTGGGACTAAATTCCCTGCAAATCCTAACTCTTCATCCAAATACCTATGGAGAGGTGCCATTGCTTCTATCATTCTTAGGCGCATTATTCTTTCTGGGAGTTGTGTTTCTGTTTCATCTATGACATGAGTGAAATATAGCGTATAGAAAAAATTGTGGCTAAGATTCCAAGCATTAAATTTAGAATTAGGATTAACCGCTTCAGATTTAATAACTCTAATCCAGTCTCTGTAGTTTTCTATATCTCTATATACTTTAACTACACCCCAGGTTGAAGGTTTAAATAGTGCCATGTCTTTTAAATTTATTGAATATTCTTCGCCAAAAGGTTGGCTTGATTGATGTTTCTTTTTCAAAAGTATACCCAAATGGTAATTCAGAACGATCTTTGAAATATGTTCCTCTACGTGCTTCTGTTATTCCATCACTCATGTGCTAAAATAATTAATTCCTTGTTCGTTTAATGCAAACTTCATATTCTCATACGATCCAGCATCTTCGGCTTTAGTTTCCATACTGAATGAGCCGTCTTTATTTCTCATAGGTTTGCACCATACTGTAAAATGTTGTCCGGCATAGCTGAATCCTGATACGCATGTCCATTTATCTTCCATTGTTCCTAGTCATTTTCTTCATATGCGTTAACTAAATCTGGATAATATTTCTTAATATTATCAGCTATATCTTTTCTAGCTTTTCTTAATCTAGTTTTTACTGTTGATGTGTTCCATCCTAGATCATCAGCAATAACTTGAAGTTGTTTTCTATTAACTTCCCTTTCAATCATCACTGTTTTGTAAGGTTCCTTTAAATTATAGATAGCACTTATTGACGCATCATATAATTCTTGGATTAAATCTTCTCCAACAGGACCAATGACTTCTGTTTGAAATTCTTCTACTGGAGAATTATCTCTTAGATTTTTTGAATGGTTTTCTGTTAACCTATCATGAGATAAATTCTTATTACCCATTCGTATTTGGCCAAGAGCTTCATTTCTGGCTATAGCGTATACCCATGTTGAAAAATTATATTTGGTATTATACTGATCGGTTTTTTCCCAAACGGAAATAAAAGTTTGTGACAGAATTTCATTTATAATATCAGCATCCTGGACATATTTTCGTATAAACGAAATTAACCCAGGTTTTAGTCTGTCTATTAAATCAGAAAAAGATTTATTATCTTTTCTTTCTACAAATTCTAAAGCGATTGACTGAATTGAATTATATTTTTTGTTCATTAAGTAGCTGTTTTGCTTTTAATTTGTTTCTTGTCATTCCTCTTTTCCAATTCTCTGGAATATTTTCATTATAATTAATCATTTTATTTTTGCTTCCATTAGTAATCCACATTTTATTTCTATTATTTCCAGGTTTACCTTTTTTCGCATTTGCTTGTTTATCTCTTGTTTCTTTAGATCGTTTTTTGTTTATATTAGAATTTCTGATTTTTTCTATTACTTCGTTAGATTTCTTTTTACCGAAATTCGGATTTCCGGAACCGGACATTTTTTTAGAATGTTCTTCATTCTGTTCCTTTGTGTGTTTTTTTCCTTTATTTTTATTTAATAAGTTTTTTATATGTTCTTTAGATTTAGGTTTCCCAGATAATGAATTACTTATTTTTTGCTTATGTTCTTTTGATAATTTTCTTCCTTTATTAGTTTTACTAATTTTTTTCCCATTTTCTATCAACCATTCCTTTGAAAAACATCCAGATACGCCAAGACCACCAGTAGGACTTATATTATATCCGTTTGGGATTAATGTATTAAATTTTTTTATATATTTTTCTTGAGCGTTAAATGCATCTTCTTTGGTATCAAAAAATTCTAAAATTTCCTTTTTAAAATTTTTCTTTCCGTATTTGTTTTTTGCCTCTTCAAATATTGGTCTCCCGCTCCCTAAATATCCATCATCTAAATTATTTGTTGAATGATCCCCAACATATTGTTTTCCGTTAACTAAATTTGTAGTTACATAAATGAAATGAAATTTTTTCTCAGACATATTTTTAATTTATATATCCAAGAAAAAATTTCACTTATTCAATAAATGTTTTAACATTTATTCATCAGAGGGTATAATTTGCTCTACAAAAGAATTAACATTAGTAATAAGAGGCTCTACTCTAACATATGGAAACTGACCCAAAACTTTGATAACTTGATCCAAAGTGTTATGATCGATAACTTCAACATTAATTGCATTAATGAGACCAGCAATTTCGTTAAATGGTCTGTCACCAATAGCTTTTAATACAGCCTGCTTAAAATCAGGTTTTACTTTGTAAGTTGGTACGTACGCATCCTGCTCAACTTTTTGATTAGCATCAACCTGAGGTGCTGCTTGTTCTTTTACTTTTTCTGCCATAATTTGTTTAATTATTTTAATTTAAATTTGATTTATTATTTTATACTTATAAAAGGAAAAAGTTTCATAAATAAGTATAATTTTTTATTGTTTAAATATAATACAAAATATTGAGTTCGGTATTGAAAATTTGTTATGTTTTTTCTTCTTCCCATTTTAATCTCTTATACCATTCTGTCCAATCATCTAAATCCTTTCTTATTACCCACCCTTCTTCATCTGTAACTTCTCCAGATTTAGTTTTAATTTCTATGACATCTATAAACCATTCATCTGGATCATTTGTTATAAATAATCTAGTTCTAGGTGATCTTCCCTTTTTAAATTTTTTGATTATTTTGAAATCTGGATAATCTTTTGGAAAATATGTTGTGAGTTTTTTCTTTGCCATATTAAGATATTTTAGAATTGAACAAAACAAAATCAATATAGGGTTTGTATTTTCCAAAAAGATTAGTGGGGGAATAAACATCCCAGGCTATCGTTTCATCTAAAAGTTTTCTTTCTGCACATGAGATAATTTTGTAATTAGCTGCTCCTTCGAGTCCTAAATAATTATCTCTTACCATACTCTGGAAGGCAAGGTCTTTTTCATGAATATCTTCTTTTCCTTGCAAATATTCTCGATCGGTTCCTTCTCTTTTATCTGCAAGTCTTTCTTCAACTATATCTATAGGAACATCCAAAAATATATTAAGATCCGGGTAAGGAAGATTTAAGAAACTGAATTCAAAATCATAAATCCACTTTTTAATTTTTTTGCTTTCTTTTTCATCCATATATTTTGCTCCTTGATATGCTAAATTAGAAAATACATA